GTGAAGAAGAAGAAGCGTTAACATATGGTATTGAAAATCCAGAAAACGCCAATCATACTATTCGTAAGAACAAAGTATCTTGGCATGATAATGAAGAACTATATTCTATGATTCGTCCAACAATCGCTGATGTCAATCAACAAAGTGGATGGAACTACAACATTACTGCTATAGAGCCATTTCAATATACAATATATTATGGTGACCAAAATCATTATCACTGGCATACAGACACCATTGTAAATGATAGAACATTACAACCCGATTATCCAGAAGACCATATTCTAAAAAATACCGTTCGTAAAATCAGTTGTAGTATTCAATTGACAGACCCTAGTGAATATGATGGTGGAGAATTTGAGTTGTTATCATTAAAAGAAAAAAAAGAAGAAAATCGTGAAGAACAACTAAATCTTGATGGTTATAATGTAATGGAACCTATTAAACTACCACACTTTAAAGAAAAAGGTTCAGCATTATTCTTTCCTTCTTTTACATATCATAGAGTCAAACCAGTAACAAATGGTATTCGTAGAAGTCTTGTTATTTGGTTACGTGGACCTAAATGGCAATAACAATATAAACATTATAAATAGTCATAAGACTTATACAAAGAGGGTACTATGGCTATTCCTGCGACCAGAGAACAACATAAACAATATTGTCTTAGAAATCTAGGTTCTCCAGTTATAGATATCAACGTTGATGACGAACAACTAGAGGATAGAATTGACGAAGCATTACAATACTATCGTGATTATCATTACGATGGCACAGAACATGTTTATTTAAAACATCAAATTACTTCTTCAGATAAAACCAACAAATACATCTCTATCCCAGAAAATATTCAAGGGATCGTGAGAGTGTTTGATATTGGGGATTCTATTAATAGTTCAAATCTATTCAATATTCGATATCAAATTCATCTAAACGATCTTTTTGATTTTTCTAGTGCTTCATATGTTCCTTATGTGAACGCTATGAGACATGTAGAAATGCTTGAAGAAATCTTTGTTGGTAAGAAACCTATTCGTTTCAACCGTCACACAGATCGACTTTATATTGATATGGATTGGGAAACAGATGTTCTCGTAGATGAATACATCATCATTGATTGTTATCGCACAGTAGATCCAAATACATATACAGATGTTTGGGGTGATAGATGGTTACTTAGATATTCGACTGCTTTATTTAAAAGACAGTGGGGCGAAAATCTATCTAAGTTTCAAGGTATTCAACTTCCAGGAGGAATTCAATTTGACGGTGTTCGTATTCTAGGTGAAGCAAGAGAAGAAATTAATAAGTTAGAAGATGAAATGATTACGAGTTATTCATTGCCCGTCCATGATATGATTGGATAAATTATGGCGACGAATAAGTATTTCAATAACTTCTCATACGCCAGAGAGCAAGACCTAGTTGAAGATCTCACGATTGAGGCTATCAAGATCTATGGTCATGATGTAAAGTACATTCCAAAAACAATCGTAGCGAGAGATAACTTATTCGGTGAAGATCCACTGATGAAGTTTACAACCGCTGCTGATGTTGAGATGTATATCAAAAACGTGGAAGGATTTGAAGGAGAAGGTGATCTACTCTCAAGATTCGGTTTACAGATACGAGATGAGATGACTTTCACTCTTGCTCGTAAAAGATTTGATCAGATTCGTACAGAAAAGTTGATGACAGAAGTAGGTTATAATCTACTTACAGAACAGGCAAATACGGCTGTTCCATCAAGACAGTTTCTCACAGGGAACAATGAGACAGAATCTATCGTACTAGAAGCAGACACTGCTAATGGATACTCAATCAGTTCTAATCGTCCATTAGAAGGAGATCTAATCTATTTTCCAATGGTTGATAAGATATTTGAGATTAAGTTTGTTGAACACGAACAGATTTTTTATCAAACCGGTAGATTACAGACATATGATTTACGTTGTGAATTATTTTCTTATAGTTCTGAAAAACTTGATACTGGATATAGTGAGATTGATATTGTTGAAGATCAATATTCACTTGATCAAACTTTCTATCAAACACTTCTTGAAGATGGCGAAGTTCTACTAGCTGAAGATGGTGATGGTATCGTACAAGAATTCCAAATTTCTACAATTGATGCACAAGCAGATAATGATACTGTATATAAATCTAATATACTAGAAGACGATATTATTGATTTTAGTGAAAAAGATCCATGGTCAGAGGGTAGGTTCTGATGTTTGAGTATTTTTATCACGGTACAATTAGACGTTATGTTCAAGTATTCGGATCATTATTCAATGATATCCAACTTGTAAGAACGGATTCGAACGGTAATAGAGTACAAACACTTGCTGTTCCTTTAGCGTATGGACCCAAACAAAAATTTCTTGTCAGACTAGATACAAATCCAGATCTAGATAGAGAAGTTGCTATATCGCTTCCACGTCTTGGATTTGAGTTGACCGGCCTTGCATATGATTCTACGAGAAAAATAAACTCCACTCAAAAGAATAGTTATATTATCACATCTGATAATACTCAGTTGAGAACACAATATACACCTGTTCCTTATGATATTACATTTGTGTTATCAGCGTTTGTGAAGAATGCGGATGATGGTACACAAATAGTAGAACAAATTGTTCCATATTTTAAACCAGAATGGAACGTATCAGTAAATCTAATACCATCTATGAATATAACTATGGATATACCAATTATATTGAATAGTATAGATTTTGAGGATGTATATGATGGTGATTATTCTACTAGAAGAACTATTATCTGGAACTTCAATTTTACTTTAAAAGGTTATCTATACGGACCAACTACAAACAGCGGACCAATTACAAGAATACAGATTGATCTACATGCTAATACAGCCTTAAATACTCCAAGGTCAAGTCGTCTTGTTACTGTTCCTGGATTATTAGCTAATGGCGCGCCTACTACAAATAGTGCAGCGTCTATTGATAGAAGTTTAATTGATGTAAATGATAATTATGGATTTGCTTCGAATACCTTCTTCTATACAGACGGTTTGATATATAATCCAAGAACAGGAAGTGATCAACAACCATGAGTTTCGATTCTAAATTCAGTCATGTACTAAACATAGATCCTCCTAATGAAGTGGAGGTTATAGAACCTAATATTAATAAACAAATAGAAGATGATTACGACTATGCTAGACATAATTTAAGAGATCTAATTGACTCTGGAATGGGTGATTTAGATAGAGTTATGGAAATTGCTCGACAGAGTGAATCTCCAAGAGCATTTGAAGTGGCGACAAATTTACTTAAAACATTAACTGATACAAACAAAGATCTCCTTGAGTTGGCTAAGAAAAAGAAAGATATATTACAGACAAAAGAAGATAAACCGCAGAATGTAACCAATGCATTATTTGTAGGTTCAACTGCTGATCTTCAAAAACTTATTCAAGGAGAAAAAAATGCAAGAAGTTCAGTCGATTAATTCTCTCAGTGGAGACTTGACAACTCTGATTCTTCCATGGATTGCTGTTCTAGTATCAGCAATCATTGCGTTTATGTTAAAAGACTTTGTAACTAACTTTGCCAAAGGTATGGCGTTTCAAATGAACCGAGCCTTCAATGAAGGTGATAAAGTTATTCTTGATGGTTCAGATGCTATTATTGTAAAAGTTGGTATGAAACAAACAGTATTTGGTGTATTCAGTCATAAAGGATATACATGGAGATATGTACCAAATGAAAGAATACCATTTTTAAAGTTAGAAAAAGTAGTCGATCCTGAATTACACAAAGATAGTGAAGAAGTAAAAGGTAGAAGATTACAAAGAATGATTGATTCTGTACAAGATGAAAAGATTGATTCTAATCATGATCATATTGCAAAAAACGCAGAAGAAATAGATAAGTTAAAAAACAAAGATGATAAAAACTAATTACGATTATTTCATACAAAAGTTTCTAGAACCGTTTTTAGCATGTTTACTTTGTATGGTTCAAGGAGACTTAACTGTACTTACATTAAGTCATTTTATAACAGCAAGTAAAACAGCAGTGATTGCTTTAGTACTTACAGTAATGTTATCTTTATTTAATATAAATCATAGTAAATGGTTTGCATTGGCTTTAACTGGATTTGCCACTTTTGTTGCTGATATTTTAAGTCATCCATCTCGTTATGATGGCATATATACAGAATCTATGTTGACCGCAGGTGCTGCTATGTTACTAGCTTTAATGTTTGATAGAATTTTAAAAAGATATGTCTGATGCTTATTTAAGTAATCCGAATCTAAAAAAGATCGGTGTTGATATTGAATTTACTCAAGATCAAATTCAAGAGTACATTAAGTGTGCTCAGGATCCAATATACTTTGTAAAAAATTATGTCAAGATTGTTCATGTAGATAAAGGTCTTATTCCTTTAGATCTATATGCATATCAAGAACGAATGATTAATACGTTTAATAATAATCGTTTTGTCATTACAAAAATGCCTAGACAGTCTGGTAAATCAACTGCCGTCATTGGTTTTATTCTTCATTATATTCTTTTTAACGAAAATAAAAATGTAGCATTACTTGCTAATAAGGCAGAACTGGCTAGAGAACTTCTTGATAGATTAAAGAAAGCGTATGAGAATCTACCTTTATGGATGCAACAAGGTATTGCTGTATGGAATAAAGGTTCTATTGAACTAGAAAATGGATCAAAAATTCTCGCTACATCTACGACGGGTTCTGCTGCTCGTGGTCAATCATTCTCTCTTGTCTTTCTAGATGAATTTGCTTTCGTTCCTCATGGTATTGCTAGTGAGTTCTTTAAGTCTGTTTATCCTACAATCTCATCTGGTCAAGAGACTAAAATGATTATAGTCTCTACACCATCGGGTATGAATCATTTCTACAAGATGTGGGTTGAGGCTGAAGAAGAAC